TAATCATAGTACACAGGAGAGGTGGTAAGACAGTTTTCGCAATCAACCACTTGATCAAAGCTGCACTAACCAACAAACGCCCTTACCCCAGATACGCCTTTATTTCGCCATACAGACTTCAAGGAAAAAGCACCGCTTGGGATTATCTCAAACAATTTTCTGCCGCAATTCCTGGTGTGAAGTTTAATGAATCAGAACTCAGAGTAGATTTTAACGTCAACAACTCCAGAATACAGATTATTGGAGCTGAAAACTCTAATGCTATTAGAGGGCAGTATTTTGATGGTATTATTGTGGATGAAACGCAGAATGTGGCACCTGACCTATTTGACACCGTACTGCGACCTTGCCTTTCCGACAGGGGTGGGTTTGCAATCTTTATTGGTACACCCAAAGGTCGTAATTACTTTTATGAACTCCATGAAATGGCAAAGCATACCAACGATTGGTTTACTTGCGTTTTTAAAGCTAGTGAAACAAAAATTATTAATCAAAAAGAATTAACCGCAGCCAAAGATGTCATGTCGCCTGAAGCCTATGCCCAGGAGATGGAGTGTTCGTTCCAAGCTGGAATCTCAGGATCTTATTATGGCAGCTTAATTGAGAAGTTGGATTCGCAAGGGAGAATAAAAAATTTTGAAATAGATGAGGAATTAGAAACCGAAACCTGGTGGGATTTAGGAATGAATGATAGCACCGTTATTATTTTCGTTCAAAGGCATGAAGGCGAAATTAGGGTTATAGATTATTATGAAAACTCAGGAGAGGGTTTAGACCATTATTTAAACATAATAGATAGCAAACCCTATAACTACTCCAAGCACATCGCACCCCATGACATTAAGGTCAGGGAGCTAGGAACAAACAAATCTAGGTGGGAAACCGCTAAGGAATTAGGCTTAGAATTTGACATCGCACCAAAACTTAGTATAGAAGATGGAATAGAGCAAAGTAGAAGGCTTTTACCGAAATGTTGGTTTCACAAAAAGAATTGCAAAAAGCTAGTAGAAGCATTAAAGTCCTATTGCAAACGATGGGATGAAAAAAACAACTGCTTTAAAAACAGACCCCTCCATAATTGGGCATCGCACTTTGCAGATGCGTTTCGGTATGGGTCTATTGTAGAACCAGTTAATAGGAGTGATTGGAAAAAACCCATAAAAGTCAATACAGCATATATAATTTAAGATGGCAAAAAAAATTAAATTTTCAGAAGATCCAGAATTAAGAGCCGTAATAGGCAAACAGATAAATAATGCGTTAGGTTATTTAGGCGGACCTTTATCTGCGGCTAGACAAAAATCATTAGAATATTATTTAGGCGACAAATTAGGAACAGAAATAGATGGTCGTTCCCAAGTCGTATCTACGGATGTAGCAGATACGGTGGAAAGTATGCTGCCTAATCTTTTAAGAATTTTTACGGCATCCGATAAAGTAGTACGTTGCGATCCAGTAACGGCTGAAGATGTGCCAATGGCGGATCAAGCCACAGCTTATTTAAACCATGTTTTTTATAAAGAGAATGATGGTTTTAAATTATTATATAATTTTTTCAAAGATGCCTTAATTGAAAAGAATGGATTTTTAAAAGTTTATTATGACGAAAGCGAAAGAGTAGAACATGAAACTTATAAAAATCTAACCGAAGATGAATATTATGCGTTAATGGACACAAACGATGATATTGAAAAAATAAGTGAAGAAGAAATTGTAGATGAAAAAGTAAAAGGACAAAACGAAGAAATTATCGCTAAAGCCGAAATGGAAATAAGCGATCCTGCCCAATTAGAAATTATCAAAGCTCAACTCCCTAAACCCATTTTACATAATTGCACTTTAAAAAGAACAATTAAAAAAGGGGGCATTAAAGTAGAATCGGTAACGCCTGATGAATTTTTAATTAATAGAAATGCTAAGACGATTGATGACGCTGATTTTATCGCACAAAGAGTTTACTTAACTAGATCCGAAATTATTCAAATGGGATTTGATGAAGAAGATGTGATGCGATTACCCACAGCTCAAGTATCTTTATTCCAAACGGAAAGTTTAATTAGAGAAAGACCGATTAGTGCTTTCCCTATTGAAACTCCAACAGACCGCTCTACGGAAAAAGTTGAAATTTATGAATGTTATGTGCGTTATGATCATGACAAAGATGGCATAGCAGAATTAAGAAAAGTTTTATCCGCAGGGGTAGATGGCTCTTTCATTTTAGAAAATATGCCTTGCGATGGAATGCCGTTTGTTTCGGTTACACCAATTCCAATGCCACATAGATTTTATGGTCGTTCTATTTCGGAGTTAGTAGAAGATATTCAATTAATGAAATCAACGGTGATGCGTCAACTGTTAGATAATATGTATTTAACAAATAATAACAGAGTGGCGATTATGGATGGTATGGTTAATATGGATGACTTATTAACGACTAGACCTGGTGGTGTGGTAAGAACGAAACAACCACCAAACCAAGTAATGACTCCATTACAAGCTCAACCGATTTCTCAACAAGCCTTTCCTTTATTAGAATATTTAGATTCCGTTAGAGAAAGCAGAACTGGAGTTTCAAAATCAATACAAGGATTAGATGCAGACACATTAAACGCAAAAACAGCAACTGGTGTTAATACGTTAATGACGCAAACACAAATGCGTTCAGAATTAATTGCTAGAATCTTTGCGGAAACTGGTGTGAAAGACTTATTTAGAAAAATGTTTGAACTGATGGTTAAATATCAAGACAAAGAAAAAGTTATTATGATCCATAACAAATATGTTCCAGTAAAACCTACAGAATGGAGAGATCGTTTTAATGTTTCTGTGGTTGTTGGTCTAGGTACTGGTTCAAAAGAACAACAAATTATCATGCTTAACAATATTTTAGAACGACAACTCCAAGCCTTTCAATTACAGGGAGGTAAAGAGTTTCCAATGGTGACATTACAGAATATGTATAACACTTTATCTAAAATTATTGAGAACGCAGGGCTTAAAAATGTGGAAAGTTACTTTGTTAATCCTGAATTAGGTAAACAAATGATGCCTCCACCTGAACCACCACCATTAACTCCAATAGAAAAAATAGAATTTACTAGAATTGATGCAGAGAATAAGCGTAAGATTGCTGATTTAGAACTTCAATACCAAGAGTTATCACAAAAGAATCAAGAAATGTTATTAGACTTTGAAGCAAAAATTAAAGATATTGCCTTGAAATATAATACACAACTTGATACAGCTAAAATTAAAGCGGATGCTGAATTAGACAAGATGATTATGGCAGATAATACAAAAATTCTTGAAAAAGCAGAGAAGTCTGCTAATATGTTTAGCGACCAATTAAAAGGTACTAATGGATCAGAAAGATCAAACCAGGAGAGAGCAGGAACTAAGCCGTTCATCCCAGGTCAAACAATTATTAGAGAATAAACTTCTTCAAGAGTCATTAGATACTCTTAAAAAAATTTATTCTGAAGCACTTTTAGATAAAACAGGTGCGAAAGAAGGCGAAACAAGGGAAAAACTTTGGATCGCTTATAATGTTGTTGGAAAAGTGGAACAACATTTAAAAAGTATTCTTGAAACTGGAAAACTAGCCGAAAAACAGCTAGAAATTTTCAGAAAAAATCAACAAGAAAAAAAATTCTAACCAATAGGTTAGAATAAGCCAACCCATAATGGGAGCTTAACCCAAAGGAGGACTTTATGTCTGACGTAAATCCATTATTGACGAATAAGTCAATGCAAGGTGCGGCTAAAGCTGTTGAGGGGTTATTAGATCAAGGTAAAATTAATACCAAGATAACTGAAGAACCTCAAAAAGAAGCCGTTAAGGATCAACCAAAGAAAACCGAAGTGAAAACTGAGGATAATTCAAAAGTTGAAACAAAAGAAGAAACAAGAACAGATGCTCAACCTGAAAAGGAAGCAGAAGTTCAAGAAGAAGCGTCTGAAAAAGAAAACGCTGAAGCGAAACAAGAAACCGATTTACACCAAGTAATAGTCAATGGTGAAAAAATTGATGTTGACCTTGATGAACTGAAAGCAGGTTATCAAAAAGATGCCGATTATAGACGAAAGACGGAGGAACTAGCTATTGATAAACGACAGTTAGCTTCCGACAGAGATCGTCTAACCAAAGACTATTCAACCAAGTTAGAAGATTTGAATAATCTGACGATGACTTTAAATGCCGAAGTCAATAGTGAGTTAAGTTCTAAAGAACTTGATAAATTATTTGATGAGGACCCTACTGAAGCTGCGAAACTTGAGAGGCAAATTAGACGAAGAAAAGAAACTATCGTACAAGCTCAAAGAAAGCTACGCAGTCATCAAGAAAATCAGTTTCAGGAAATAGTAAGGGAGGAACAAAAAAAGGTTGCTTTAAAACATCCTGATTTTGCAGATCCAGTAAAAGGATCAACCCTGAAAACAAACATGAGGAATTATTTAATTGGTAGAGGTTTTAATGACCAAGAAGTAAACCAAGTTTATGACTCTAGAATGTTTGATGTAATTATGGATGCGATGACACATCAAAATAACGAAAAGTTGAAACCAACTTTAGTGAGTAAGAAAGTCAAACCATCTAAGGTTATTAAGTCTGGCATAAAAGAATCTAAAGAGGATAAAATCAGTCAAAACAGGTTGGAGAAAATTAAACGACTTCAACGAAGCGGTAATCCTAGAGATGCGGCAGAGTTGTTGTCTAAATTTATATAACAACTAACCCTTTAAGGAGGAAACAACATGGCTGTATTAACAACTTATGATACAACTGGAATAAGAGAAGATCTTGCGGACATTATTTACAATATAAGTCCGACTGAGACTCCTTTTATGAGCGGTGTTGGTAAAAATAAAGCTACTAACACAAGCCACCAATGGCAAACAGATAGTTTGTCTGCGGTAGCTGCAAACGCAAAAGCTGAGGGTGCTTCTATATCTTATGGAACACTATCCAGCTCAACTAAACTAACAAACTATACTCAAATTTCTTCAAAAGCGGTTCAAGTATCTGCAACAGATGATGCTGTGAATTTAGCTGGTAGAAATACTGAGTTAGCTTATCAAGTAGCAAAAGCGGCTAAAGAACTTAAAAGAGATATGGAAAATGCTCTTTTATCAAATACTGCTGCTGCGGCTGGAACATCTGGTTCACCAACTAGAACTTTAGGCGGAGTCCAAACTTGGATTTCAACTAATGTTGACGCTGGTACAGGTGGTTCTGGTGCAGGTGGTGGAGCTGCTAGAACAGACGGAACTCAAAGAGCTTTCACAGAAACTCTATTGAGATCAACTCTGAAAACTACTTGGGATAGTGGTGGAAATCCTAATGTGATAATGCTTAATGGTTTTAACAAGCAAAAACTATCTTTCTTCACAGGCGGAGCAACAAGATTTGACAAAGCAGAAGATAAAAGACTTATGACTTCTATTGATGTTTACGAATCAGATTTTGGCTCTATGCAGGTAATACCGAATCGTTGGATAAGAAAAACTAACGCAACTGCAGCTAAAAGAGGACAAGATGTATTATTGCTTGATACGGACTTTTGGGCTGTGTCTTTCTTGAGAGATTTCAAATTACAAAATCCTGCACAAACTGCTGACGCAGATCAGAGATTTTTAGTAGTTGAATATACTCTTGAAGCGAAGAACGAAGCATCAAGTGGTATGGTTACTGATGTAACTACATCATAATACTAAAATATTATTTGGGGTGTGGCCTTTAAAAAACGCACCCCACTTAATCAACCAATATTGAAGCTCATACAAGGCATTGGGCGGAACGATAGAGGAAAAAAAAATGAGAACACTTAACGATTATTTCTTAACTGTCAAAATGAGTGATGTATCAACTGCTAGTTCAGTATATGTCGCTGTACCTGATGGTGGGAGAGTAATTAAAATCACTTCAGTTTTAGGCGGAACAATAGCAACTGCTGATGCTGTTATTACAGCAAAAGTAGGTTCTACTGCTATGACTGATGGAACTATAACAATAGCTTACTCAGGTTCAGCAACAGGAGATATTGATAGTTGCGAACCAACAGGAGCTAATACTGTATCTGAGGGAGGATATATTACGTTGACGACAAATGGTGCTTCAACGAATACACATACTGCCGACTTTACAATCGTTATAAGAAGATAGTATAACAAGACTTGGGGGTGGCTCTGACCTAGCGGTTTTTCCACCCTCATAAATTTATTAATAGGAGAAAAAAAACATGGCTTATAATTATGGATTAGCTCCAGGAACAACGCACAAAGTTTCACCAAGTGGATCTAGTGCTGCATCATCAACTGCATTTAATGCAGACACAGTATTCGTTAGAGTGGTAGCAAGTGCTGCGATGAATATTAAATTTGCTGCATCACCAACTGCAACCGCTACGGATTTATATATTCCTGCTGGAACAGTAGAAATACTTAAAGTGCCTGAACAAGGTGTTAAATTTGCTGCGATTGGTTCTGGTGATTGCTACGTTACTGAAATGTCATAATGGGTAAAGCTCCGAAATGGGGTGTAAACAATTATGTTAAGCGAACTACAAAAAAAAGAAAAGGTCGTCATGCAAAAAGACCAAACAAAGGCAGTCGTAAAAAACGCTATAGAGGACAAGGAAGATGAGAGATATTCAAAATGATGGTTTAAAACAAACCACTATTATTGGTGATAATACAGAAAAAAAAATAGCTGTATTAGAAAAAATGAATATTGACCCTCACCTAAAACATAATAAAGCACTTCTTAATTTAAACGATGGCTACACCAAAGATAAAAGTTTTAAAAGAGTAGCATCTATTCCTATATTAGCTTTACAAATTTGGTCTAAAGAAGAAACTGGACAAAATAATTGGTTTAGTTTGTCTAAAGATGAACAAAAAAAAATTTTAAGAAAAAAATTAAATAGTAACGAATATAAATATTTTAGAACTTCAGAAGGTAAAATTTAATGGCATTATCAACTTACACAGAATTAAAATCAGCAATCGCAAATTGGTTAAATCGTTCTGACCTAACAACAGAAATATCAGACGATTTTATCAAATTAGTTGAATCAGAATATAATGCTAAATTAAGAATTAAAGCAATGCTTAATTCTAAAACTGATTATTCTATTACGGCTGAAACAGTAGCCGTTCCCACAGGATTTTTACAAGTAAGAGATTTTTATATATCTTCAGGAGCAGAAAAATACTCCTTAACTTATATGGCTCCAACTCAAATGGATCAAGTAAAAGGCGGTTCTACTTCTGGCAGACCTACAGTTTATACGATACTAGGAGATAACTTTAGATTTGCTCCATCTCCTGACGCAACATACACAGCAACCCTTAATTATTACAAAGCGATTGACGCTTTATCAGGAAGTACGGCAACTAATTATATTTTAACGAATCATCCTGGTGTTTATTTATATGGTTCACTTTATCATGCTGCTAATTTTTTAGGTGGTATTGAACCAAGCAAATTACAAAATTGGCTACAACTTTATTCAACTGGTTTAGAACGAATTGAACGAAACGATAAAGAAGATCAATGGAGTGGATCACCTTTACAAACTAGATCCGATGTAACAGTAGCAGGAAATTTTGCCACACAAGGAAAAGTGGTTGTTAGTAATAATGAATAAGGAAATATAAATGCAATTACCTTTTGGAGAATGGTTACCAGATCAACCTAAGTTTATGAA